CAGCTTCGGCAGCCACGTACCGGCCCGCTCGGCAGGCTCATAGACAGGTCGCGCCGGAAGAGTGGTTTGCGACACCGCATACAAATCCCAGGCAGCTCGGGAGGGTAGCGACGGGACCCACTGGCCGCAGAGAGCCGCGTCAAACTTACGCGCGGCAACCTTGCGGTCAAGATCGGTGGGTCCAAAGATCGGGTCCTTTTGACCGATCAATGTAATCCCGTCGTCGCCACCATAGACGGCCCCGGTCAGTGCTCCGTGCTCATACAGGAGAGGTAACCCGATCCCGCCCAAAGAAGATGGCAGGAACCAGGGTACCTTGGACGCCTTCAGCGAGTCAGAGTGACTGCGTAAGAAAAACTTATACGCAGACTCCCGGACATGCTGGGGCGCCTCCTGGATGAACTCAGAACAACGAGAACCGAAGTCGGCTATCGCCCAATGGTTGCGGCCACCAGGCCGGAGAACCGAGAAGTTGAAATTCTTCTTCGCCATCCCGACGCGCAGTCGGCCTCGCAAGAGGCTTTCGGCGCGATCGACCTCCGTTCGCTCCCTACCATAGAAATCTGTGTAGGGGGTGCCGAAAACAGCGTCAAGGGCTTCACCGACCGCCCCCATCAGGTCTCGAGAGATCGGGTCACCGACTCTGTGCAAGTTGCGAAACTTTGCACAGAGGGGGTGGTCCGACTCATCGAGTTTCCTGGCGAAGGCGGCGGTGGAGTCCATGTCACCGTTGTAAACGGCATTACGGACGGGGGGGATGGGAGGCGAGGATCTCGGGAGACCGGTCAGGGGTCGCAAGTTGAGAAAGCTGGTCTCTTCCCAGGTGACGATACGATCATCGGACTTCACAGCCACAAATTCACGGCTGTTCATCATCACGAAGTCAGGGGAGTAGTACACCTTGCCCACGGAAGGCGGCAGGTGTGCACAAAGGGCAATCTTCTGCCACGCCGACACACCAATCCGGCGCAATCGGAAGACGCAGTCGTCGCCGTTGATGAGGAGGTTCGCCGACGCGAGCGGGATCCGCTTCGCATAGGAGATCTCCATCGCCCAACGGCAGATGGCTGCGTTCACGATGCACAAGACCGGGAACGACGTGACAGAGCCCATGAGTTGACCGCGACGCTGAGGCAGGCTTGATGAGTCTCCTGAGTTTTCGACGCCAGAGGGGTCGTCGATCAGGAAGCCAGTTAGAGATTGCTTCAGCAGAGAGTACACATCGTGGTCAACCACTCCTCCCTCCAGCAACGCATCTGCAACTGCATCTGAGCACCAACTAGCGAGGTTGTTGGTTGCATCAGAGTAGTCTCCCGACACGAAAATTTCGTCAGGAGCGCAAGTGCGCCGACCGATGCTATGCAAGGTCGTGCTGGAGAACCAGGCGCCGGTGAGTTGGAAGACCTTGAGCTCTTGGAGCTGCGACCAAAGAATTTTCTGAAGGGGGACCAGGAGCGCCTGACTCGCCGCCGAACAGGCGGTGATAGGGCGCGTCTTGAGTGCCTCCGACAGGGTCGAAAAGCGCGCGCGCGGTGCGGACAGTCCTTTCACATTCAGGAACTGACCGAATCGCTGGCGCACGCCGTCAAGGTCTTGAACGTTGGCCTCCCAAGAAACATCATGGGGAAGTCGAACGTCCGACTCACCGAACGTCTGATCGACGAGAGATCGGTGGTTATCGTCACCAATCCGAGTGGCAGAGCGCAGTACGTCGCGCTTCGCCCCCCGGAATCCACGGAATGTCATGTGACTTGGGCGTACCTCACCGCTTAGGCCATTACCTCGAACATCCTCCACATACTCCTCTTCCGCCTCGAAAACGTCCGGAACGCTGCCGTCGTGAGCGCGCAGACGGGTCCCCTTGAAAAGGAACCCGGCTGCGCCTCCTGCGGTTGCGGTCTGTTCGTAACAGGCGGAGGTTGAGGGCATTCCGACCCGCGTCGCGAGTTGGCCAGTAGAAACAGGCTGCTTGCGATGCGTAAAGCTCTTGAACACCTCCAGGGTGGTGCGCCGGATCTGAGCAACCAGAGATGAGCGTCCGATTGAAAAATCGACGGACGGTACCTCAGGGATGTCAGCCCAGCGCAACGCCAACTCGGTCGGGCGGTCCTGCGGCGCGTTTGTTAGCTTGGAGAAGCTAGACAGAGTCGCGCGGGCGCAGTGAAGCCAGTCAGGCCGAGGGAGGCCGTTCTTGAGCATTAGCACAGAGAGAACAAAAGTGCGGTCGGAGCGCGCCAGAAGGCGAGCGAACCGTCCAGGACGACCCCCAATGATGTACAAAGGGTTATCCGTGGGCGGGACGCCGTCAGGGCGCGGTGGAAGTTGTTGGCCACGGGCGGCAGAGTAGAAGGCGGCGATCTTGT